ACGCCGTGATAACACTAATTTTCCTCTACGCGGTAGGAAGGTATGATCGAGATAACGCTGGGCATTCTCGCTTTCTCCGCGATCATATGGGTAATAATCCACTTCTGGGGAAAGCATCTTGCCTAGTGATGACTCAATGAACCAATCAGGCTGCTGCCTTAGCCACTCATCCTGAGTCAGTGCTGCATCGATCTGACCAGGTTTAAATATGTCCGTGTCGCGCTTGCCTCGATACCTAAGCTTGCGCGCTGGATTGATTTCAGCCTGCTTTCCACCAACGGCAACTTTGCGGCCGGTCTTAGGCTCATCAATCGGGCCAGTTCCCATGGTGTAGTAGCACCGGCAACTGAAATGTAGCGGAAGCATAGGGCGCTTGGCACCATTCGGATATCGCTTACCATCAAGTGGTCTGCATATTGGGCATGTGCGATTGTCAAATACGGCCTCATGTTCAAAGTATGTGATCACATTGGCATTAGCTGCTGCCATCGACTCGCGAGCAGCATTGGAGTAGAAATTCATTCCAGTGCGGACTAGGTTTTCTGCATCGCCTTTTCCGGTAGTGTTTGCCAGATCGGATATGCGCTTGATTATCGTGCTGTTTGCTAGGCCTTGTTCGTATCCCTTGGCAATTTCACCCTTTACCAGATTGATGTAGCTGTCCTTATTGGCCTTTACGTAAGCTTCCCAAAAATTGGTAGTGACACGCTTACCAGACTCTAAAGTCATCAGCGCATCATTGATGAAATCCTTTACCTGTTTTTGCGGCGGAACCTTTAGCGATACGCCTTGGTATTTCTCGATCAGACCTGCGGAGTATTCGGCCTCATACACAGCAACAGCAGCCAGACCAGCAGTAGCCAGCGCCCATCCTTCGTTAAGCGGCTTGACCATCTGCTTATCGAGCTTTTGTATAATGTTGATTAGTTGATCATTTGTGTTTATCTGGTCGCGCTCAGCAAGGATTCTGCGCGCAGCCTTAAGAGCCTCATCCAGCGATGGGTAGACGTGAGCATTCAGCAAGCCGGTTGCAAGCCTTGCCAAATATATTTCGTGCCGCTCTGCGTCTTCTTGGTAGCTCATAGTCTCTCGATTAGTGCTATTGCCATTAACCTAGCCATTGCCTCTGCGTTATGAAATTCCGCTATTGAAATATGGCCATTAGCCAAATCACGAATTGAAGCAACTGGCACGATGTAAGCCTTTTCGTCAATGACTACCGATATGTGCGGCTGATTCTCCGATAGGTCAATAATATCACACATTATCGGCCTCGGAATGGGACAGAGGCGGCAGGCTTGTGAGCTACCGGCCATATAGATTCAACCATGTAGCCAATGGCCGTAGTGATGTGCTGATATTGGTTCTTTTGGTCTTCTTGGAACGTCGACCCTTGTTGTAGCTGGACAGTTGCCAATCCCTTATCACACCAAGGCGCGGTTAATGGGTTGACGTACAGGTGAATCTCATTGGCTGCATTCTTGATGCGCGCCCTGACCGCGTTCTGCCTGTCTTTAATTGCCGGGGCCGACAGCTTAACCTTGCGCGTGTATTTCCACCCATTGGATTTAAGCACACCCTCAATGTCAGTGTAATCCGATGCGTGTCCGTGCTTCTCTCCTGCTCGTCCGGCTGGATCACCGTAGATTAAAACGTGCTTGTTATGGTGGTCTTTGTACTTCTCGACAAACTCTTCTGCTGATTGACGTGATACAGCGCTAGTCAACACAATCTCGTCCAGCAGATACAAATCGTCTTTGCGTATAACCCCAATAGCAGATGACAGCGGGGTAAAGTTCTGATCGTGCATCCAATGCAGCTGTTCGTGCGGAAGGATAATTTCTTTCGTGTGATTAGCTTTTGAGTAATCACCGTATATCTTGCCCCCAGCGGTTTCCCAGCTTGCCTCATACTCTTGGCGAAATTGCTTATCGCTCATCATGCGCTTAGCAGCATCAATTACATCGGGAGGCAATATCTCGGAGCTTTTCCAGTGGAATACCTGCATTGACGGATCTATACCGGCTTCGGCAGCCATGCACAGGTCATAGTAATGGTTTAGCCCATCAGGAACGCCAAGAAGCCAACACCATGCGCGGTAATCAGGTCTAGTAGGGTTAACAGTGTTTAAGGCTGGCAGTATGTTTGACTCCCACGCCTCTGGCTTAATATCCGCGAACTCATCAATCCCGCCGCCAGTCCACGGTATGCCCTCAATGCGCTGCGGAGTATCCAAGCCTATGACGTGAATCTCTGACCCATTGGGCATGAAGATAATCAAGTCTGATTCAGATGGGCGCTTGCTGTGCGTTGACGATAGCGTGAAGTCTTTCAGGTCATTCCAAAAGATCTTTTTAGCTTGGTTGTGAGTTGGTGCGGCAGCAAAGTATTGCCCTTGAACCTTTGTCACTTGCTTAGTTAGGAAACGCTTGAATCTCTCAGTCTTTCCGCTACGCCGCCCAGCAGGAACAAGCGGGAATCTAAGCCCATTAGGAACAGCAGCAACAAGGGCAAGCTGTATAGGGTGATCCTTTAGTGGATACCACCTATCGAGCTGCCTTTGTAGCGCAGGTGATACGCCCATTAGTTGGGGAGCTTGTCTATCAGGGATTGCAGGACTGTTGCCATATCATCGCTAGGCTTCTCTTGCTCTTTCTCAAAAGCCTTAACGTCAACATGACGCCCAAGTAGCTCAAGGTTCTTAACCTTATCCGGCCACTTTATCTTTTTGATGATCGATACAGAGTCTTCGCCGACTGCCAATTGCTGAATGTCCAGACCGGATAGTGTTGTACGCCAAGTCTTTGGCCAATCCCTCAGCGGCCTCATTGTTAGATCGTCATTGAGAATATCAGCAACGTCCATTTCATCGATCTGATGAAGGCGTCTAAGTACGTAAGCGGCGTCTATCTTGGTCGATTCTGAGCGCTCAGCCTTTAGCTGTGATATGCGGGCTTGAATTTCAGGTTTTTGAAGGTTCTCACCACCTATCGATCCGGCAGTAGATTCGCTGTAACCGGCTCTAATTGCAGCCTGCGTAGCATTTAGGTCAATCATATACTCTTGGCAGAAAGCTTCTTGCTTTGCCGTTAACTGGCTAACATCAGCCATATCTATCTCCAGTCACTGACTGATTGTTTGGGCACCGCCCGGATGTTTCATTGTATCACGGATGTTATTCCGTATCATCTTCGCCATTGTTCCATCTATCAATATCAGACTCATCGCAGCCGAAGACTATTCTCCGGCATGTTTCACATTGTATTTTCTCAACATCTAAATTTTTATCATCATCAGATGATTTCCAAACAGTTGGATCTTTACCGCAGCACTTTTTAACTTCCACTTTAATCTCCAAATAAAAGCCCTAACTAGTCAAGCTTATTGTGGCTGCTATCAAGCTCACGCTTCAGCTTTTCAATCTCAAGTTCTTGGCGTCTCATCTCTGCCCTGTGGGATCTGTTCTTGCGCAGGGTGTCAAAGATGTAACTGAATATCATTACCACTGTGAGGATTAGGGTTGCGGCAGAAGTCATGCCTATGATGTTGTCGCTTAGCCAGCTCATAGCTGATGCGAGATTAGTGCTTGCCGTTCCCATGATCGCCGTGAATCCGTATTTATGCGTCCATGCTATTTCTGCTGCGGTTCTTATTATCAAGATGCTTTCCCCAGAAGTGGATTATTACCCATATGATCGCGGAGAAAGCGAGAATGCCCAGCGTTATCTCGATCATACCTTCCTACCGCGTAGAGGAAAATTAGTGTTATCACGGCGTAATACAGGATTACTATGTTATTGAATCCATCGATGTTCTGCTCTTTTACAACTAAGTACCAGCCATATACATCCAAGCAAACAGCAGCAAAAGCTACAGGGATCATTAAATCGGTTATTCTTGATATCGAGCATCCACGCAATGAGACTAGGGATATAACCAGTATTGCCTCACACGTAGCCATGAAGTGAAACATTAGGGCTTCAGGCACTACATAATGCGACCAATACGCCACCTGACTCATCATCAGATAGACCAGAGCTACAGGCCTATCACTATCGTTTGTCTTACATGCCAACAACGTAATAATGGCTAGGAATAGCTCTGTCATAGGTTACTCCGCAATATCCACAATAACATCGGAGGAACTAAAGGTAACTGTAACCGAACCTTGGCATTCCACAACTACCTGATCGCCGGTCACCGTAATTTTGTCACCCAGTTCATCGCCTGATACTGAATCCCGTTGCAAAGCATATCTTTTCTTGATGATTACCTGCGGCATTTCGTGCTCCAAATTGTCAATATAGAGATTGCATTCTATAACGACAAAGGGCAAAAGGCTATTATCAGGTATTTGGGGGAATGGTTTATTACACCGTATTACAAAAAAATGCCCGCTATGTGCGGGCTAATGGAGTCTGACTAGGACAAAACTAATATCTATATTCCCCACTTACGACGGCGCTCGCTTCTATCGCGTCTCTTATCACCTTTTGACTTTTTGTGACCCAACCCATACACATAAGGATCTGGAAATTCTGGCAATGCCTTTATTTCAATATCGCGCTCCATTGTCTTTGGAGATTCTTCGGCAGTTGCTGTATTACACACCCCAATTAGAGCTTGAATGATTAGCCTACGATACGCGCTATGACCTCCAATAATAACTCTTTCCATCATCTCACCTCATTACTCGGCCAGTCATACCCTCTGCATGGCTCGACTCTTGCTTGTGATTGTGTTGGCCAGTGCTTTTGGCTTACTGGTGGCTCGTTTGCTTGTGCCAAGATCTGTGCGTGGAACTGGTTAACCGGCTTAGGGTTTTCCAAGTGCTCAACCTCTGGCAGCGGTAGATTGTTCATCTTGCATTCTCCTGCCTATTTCTGCTGCGGCCAGCACGACTGCGTACATAGTTGAAACAAACGGATAATCTCCAATCGGCACAGCATTTGTGAAGTCAGAATGCAAATCGTGCCATGCCGTTACCGTATTGTTTTCTTTGTCGAATGCAACGTTTATCGAAAGCTTTACAAGCAAAAACATGCACTGAGCACGATCACTAAAAGGGTACCATTCATCTAAACCTGAACTTGGATCATTGTAGTAATAAATATTAAGATCTTTGTTGTATTCCAGATCAAAACCAACAGCCTTAGCCGCCAACTCCAACAATTCTTCATCGCTTTGCTTTTCCATCGTCATCAGCAGCGCCATGTAGGCGCGCTCCTGTAGTAAGTTAGTTGTCATTTAGCTCATTGCCCATGCTTCTGCTTCAGCTTTTGCCAGATCAAGATTTTCAGCATCAAGAATCTTTACAGCGCGATCAAAGTTTGGCTTCGTTTTGGATGCAGTAAAACATCCATCCGATCTTTGCCAAACATTAAGCTGAATTCGCCCCCATGATGGAGTCATTTTTTCTGTCTTTACTTCGACCCAGTCCGGATCATGTGAGCTTTTAACTTTTTTCCACATAAAATATCCATCAATTAGTTAAAGTTAATGCCCGTTCAGGCAACATCTTGGGCGGCGATGCAATGCGGTTACAAGTCCTACCGTGCCCTACATGCTTATTTACCAGATTGCCGCAGCGAGGTGCTTGCACGGGTTTTGGTTAATCTGGAT